GCCATCGGTATATGACCGAACAGCCAATAATTTTTCACGAGTGGTTGAGAGAGATGTACGGGGATGAGCGCATGGATAAGTTGCGCTTAACCAGTAATGAGATTTACAAGACGACTGAAGCAGTGAGAAAGGAAATCGCGGCGCACTACCGCGATGAAGTCAGAAAGAAAGAGGCTGATCCAGAACACGAGATTCAGAGCTGGAACTAAAGTATTCCGGGTAGTATTCGCGCCTGAGTTTGTCTATCGCGCTTTTCTCTATTTGCTTCACCCGTTGACGAGAAACTCCAAGCGCCTCAGCGATCTCGGAGTATGTCATGTGGTAATCAGGATTGGTCGCAGCTGTCATTGGTCACCCTCGTAGGGATCGTGAATGCCTGGGTACTTCATAAGCCAAGTGCCCTGCACATTCTCGATATACTTGGTGCTCACATCATGGCCTTTACACCAGCGCAGAGCACTATCCAAGCTGTTGAAAACAATCGTTGTCATGCTTTCCACCTAATGCAGCTGGCTGTGTCACACTCTTTAGGCTGGATGGTCTGCATGGGAATCCACCAGTTCTGACCTTCCGATTTAACCAGGACTTCGACACGAGCGACGTTGTCATCCTGTTCTATGCGGGAACCGAAGACGACAGACTCATCAGCCACATCGCCTCCGATCATGAATTGTACTACCTTGCCAATTGTTTTTGGTCTCATGATTAGGCTCTCGCTTCTAGGTCGTTAAGGTCACCAATCATGGTGTCATAGATTTCTCTTAGCTGAATGACAGATTGACCTTGGATGTCAGTCATGCCATGCAGGTTGTCAGCCTTTTTGAGTTGAGCAAGCGCGCTATCGATGCCATCGAGGATGACGTTGTAAGTTACGATCTGCTCACCTAGATCTTCGTATTCATATACACACATGGTGCTTCTCCCTTGGTTAGTGGCTGTGTCCCCAGCCGATGACTAATACTTACATACCTAAATCTATAGTTCAACACTTTTCGTGATGTTTATTTAAAATAGTTTATAAATCACTGATCGTGTTATACTAGGACACGTCATAGCTACTGGGATTAACCCAATGTGTGAGACGGTAAAACGCGCCATGTTTTGTGCACGTAACAAAGAGCAGCACATCGAGAAGCTAGAGGTCGTATGTACCCTGGTTGGTCGGTTGAAAGGATTGACGCAGAGTCAGTACCTGGATCTATGTGCAAGAGATAAGCTCGAGAATGCGCGCGCACTGTACATGGCAAAACATTATCCAGCATAGGGGGAGATATGGCTGATTCTTTCTGGAGCGTGATTCCATTCCTAATCGCGCTAGTCCTTTATGTCTCATACATTTTATGAAGGTGCTCGATTTATTCGCGGGGATTGGCGGATTTACTTTCGGTCTCGAACGCGCAGGATTTGAAACTGTCGCATTCTGTGAGATCGAGCCATACGCTCAGAAGGTATTAGCTAAGAATTGGCCAGGGGTTCCTATCTATGACGATGTACGAACAATCACAGCAGAGCGACTGGCTGCAGACGGAATTGGAGTCGATGTCATCACAGGCGGATTCCCCTGCCAAGACATCTCAGTCGCAGGACAGCAAGCGGGAATACAAGACGGAACGAGAAGCGGGTTATGGTCAGAGTGCGCCCGTCTTATTGGGGAGCTTCGACCCCGATATGCCATCTTTGAAAACGTCACAAACCTGCTTAATGGAGAGCGGGGAGCTTGGTTTAAGCGAGTTCTCTGGGACATTTCCGCGCTCGGGTATGATGCGGAGTGGCACTGTATACCAGCTAGTTACCTTGGTGCCTCACACAGAAGGGACAGAGTATGGATCATTGCTTACCCCATCGGCGCAAGGGTGGAAGGCTTGGACATTCAGAAATCCATACGCACTTATCCGCAAGAATCATGCAGATGGCAATTTGCAAGAGCAATTGATGAGGCTTTACCGGCTGATGATTACGCCAGAATTCGAGGAACAGTTAATGGGGTTCCCGAAATCATGGACAGACTTAAATGCTTAGGCAATGCAGTAGTGCCGCCGATACCAGAACTCATTGGGAGGGCGATACATGAAGCTATCGTATGAGCAGGTCAAAGAAGCGCGCGACTTATACTACGATGGTGTACTGCTAGAGAACCTGGGTACTATCTTCGATGTCAGCCCGTATATAATCTCTAAGTACATTCGCGCATACGATCGATACGGGAAATCATTTTGGTCTCCCTATCCAACTGAGGTAGAAGATGCCTGACCAGAGACATAAACTCGACAAGGAAACCAGGGACCGACACTTCCCGGAATACAATGGCGGCAAAGGCAGCAAGCCGCGCAACTCAACTACTCAATCCAGACAAGCGTATAAGGATGGATGGGATAGGATATTCGGTAAAAAGAAATGAGTAATAACAGTGCAGCCCAACGTAATAGAAAGCTAAGGCAAGATGCTCTCAGGGAGCAGTTAGCCCAGCAATGTCACGAACAGCATGTCATTGAAATCATTAATGAACTTAGTGATTCTGGTTTGGAGTTTGACTCTTTGATGATTCGGCGCAAGGAAGTTGCACTCAATGCACACCTAAAGCTGATGGCTAAGTACATCCCTGACCTCAAGTCGCAAGAGCTAACAGGCCCAGATGGTGGTGACCTGGTCATAGCTGTACAGCGTAAGCGCTTCGATGGCGAAGATTGAATACATAACCAAGCCACCCGGTAAAGTTCTCGAAGAGTTCGCTGACTGTCGGGCGCGTAACTCTTTCATCATGGGGCCACTAGGCTCCGGCAAGACAGTCCAAGTCATTCTCAAGATGCTCGAGCTGATGTGCGAACAGAAGCCAGTCACTCGTGAGACGCATCCCAACTACGGTGTAAGGCTCAGTCGGATCATTGCCGCACGTAATACCTACAGCGAACTATTCTCGACCACGATCAAGGACTGGCTCGAGGTGCATGGCGAGCTAGGTGAGTTCAAGCAGGGCAACAAGGAACCTCCCACGCATCGCATTCAGTTCAAGCTGGAGGATGGTACGACTGTGCGCAGCGAGGTCATCTTCATCGCCTTTGATCGACCTGATCACGTCAAGAAAGCACGAGGTATCCAGACTACATGGGTGTGGCTCAACGAAGCCAAGGAGCATTCCAAGAGCGTTGTGGACATGCTCGACTTGCGATGCGGTCGATACCCATCGATGAAAGAAGGAATTAAACCGACGCACTACGGAATGATAGGAGACTCGAATGCTCCAGATGAAGATCATTGGTATTACAAGCTGGCCGAGGAGGATCGTCCAGAAGGCTGGAAGTTTCATCGACAGCCTGGCGGTGTCTATCGGGAGGGAGATGGTTGGTATCTCAATACCCAAGCCGAGAACCTCCACAACCTACCCGAGGATTACTACGGGCGAGGACTCCAAGGAAAGACCGACGACTGGATCAAGGTTAACTTGGCTAACGAGTATGGGTTTGTCTCCAGTGGTAAGCCGGTGCACCCTCTTTACACTGATTCTATACACTGTCTTGGGGACGTGTACGTTCCTAATTCTGACACCCCTGTTGTTCTTGGTTTCGATTTTGGTCGCACTCCCGCTTGTGCTTTCCTACAGCGTGATGCGTTGGGTCGCTGGATTTGTTTCGATGAATTCTGCATGACTGATAGCGGGGCGGTGGACTTTGCACCAACCCTCAAACGATATATCGAGGCGAACTATCCTAAGTTTAAGTTCCGCGGCTGGGGTGATCCCTCGGGCGACAACAAGAACCAAGCGAATGCCGACACACCATTTAAGATATTACGAGCGGCTGGTATTCCTTGTACTCCCACGCTGACCAACGATCCAGCTATGCGGAGAGCGGCTCTCGAACTACCCATGAAAGAGCTGTGTATGGATGGCAAGCCTCGATTCCTAATCAGCCCCAAGGCGAAGATGATTCGCAAAGGGTTACAAGGCGGCTTCTGTTACCGGCGGTTACAGCTGTCGGGTGAGAAGTACACAGATGAGCCGGACAAGAACGAATACAGTCACCCGGTCGAGGCATTGGAGTACGCATTGCAGGGCGAAGGTGAAGGCCGACAAGCACTGACTAACTTGCATACAAGGCAACGGAAGACGCAACGGGCACAGGTTAAGTTCAGTGTCTTCTGATATCGCATACGTGGCTTTCTCAATTGATGAGGGTCACTGGTGGTCATGGATGCTACACCCTGAGATCCGACACTGTTACGTCGTGATTCCCAACGATGGCGAGTGGCTTGCACTGGGCAAGTCAACGGAAGGTTTGGAGCTGATGATCGTCGATAACATTACGGATGTAGTCGAGAACGATATTCTGATAAAATCCAAAATACATAGGCCCAAACGTGGGCTATTTATGCTAAACACTTGTGTTGGTTATACGAAGCAG